GGCGAGATACGAAAAGAGGCCAGCGGGCAAGCCGCTGACCTCGTCATTTTGGTGGGCGTTGCAAGATTTGAACTTGCGACCTCTTCCGTGTCAGATGCACTATCTGGCCATATTTATCCGTATTTCTCCGTACTGTTCCGGATGTAGGAATTGCGTTTTCCCAGTTCACATGGCATTTTCACGCACATCACCGGACGACTCGGGTAGGCTACGTATGCATTCGAGATCGCGCCGAGGTTGTACGGAAGTTGTACGCGAGTTGCACGGAAGGCCCCCGGCGCGGGCAATGCGGTTTTATGCATATGCATACATCCGCCGACCGAATGCATGACATCGGCTCGAGGGCACCGGAGGTCGGGATGGCGAGGACGTACGGCGAGGGATACCTCAGGAAGCACGGCGGGCACTGGCAGGCGGTCGTGAGGTACGCGGAGCCCGGCGGCGGCGGGCAGAGGTCGAAGCTGCTCCTCGCGGAGTGCGACGACTCCCCGCTCGGGAGGGCGGGCAAGGGCGGGAGGCGGCCGGTTCCGACCGGCAAGGGAGCGGTGCTCGCCCAGGAGGAGCTCGCGGAGTGGCAGGCCGAGCTCGAGGAGGAGTCGAGGGCCCAGGCCGCGCGCGAGGCCGAGGAGGAGGGCCGGAGGGCGGCGGCCGCCGCGAGGGACGACAACGACCCCGCGTTCCTCACCGTCCCAGAGTACGTCCGGAACTACGTCAAGGCCAGGGAGAGGGACGGCTACGTCGGGAGGTCGAGCATGCCGACCTACAACACGGCCATCAAGCACATCGACGAGGGCTTCCACGACGTCATGGCGACCGACCTCACCGCGCGCATGGTCGAGAGGTGGAAGGCGGACATGGCGGCCGACGGGCTCGGCCTGGCCACCGTGAGCAAGGCGTTCATCCTCCTCAAGTCCTGCATGACCCACGCCACCGACATCGGCTCGGTGCAGAGGAACCCCTTCTCCGGCGTCGACAACCCCAGGCGCAAGGAGCCGGACCCCAACGCGCTCGACCCGGCCACCGTGGCCGAGCTCAACACCAAGCTCGACAACATGTCGAACGCGGAGCTCGCGCTAGGCGTGAGGATCGCCCTCAACACCGGCATGCGGGAGGGCGAGGTGTGCGGCCTGCGCTGGCAGGACGTCGACCTCGCGGCGAGGGTCATCCACGTCCGGAACAACATCGCGAGGAGCGGCGCGGAGCTCTACGAGAAGGCCCCGAAGACCAGCGCCGGCAGGCGCGACATCCCCATCAGCAGCGACCTGCTCGCCGCGCTCAGGGCCAGGAGGGCCGACGTCGAGCGGGCCAGGTCGGCGATGAGGGAGCCGTTCGACGAGGGGCTCTTCGTCATCGGCGACGCAGGCGGGGGCTACCACAAGCCGCAGATGCTGTACAAGGGCTGGAAGACGCTCGCGGACGCAGAGGGCTACCGTGGCTCCAAGGGACGCGTGCCGACCTTCCACGACCTCAGGCACACGTTCGCCACCATCGCTATCGCGAGCGGTGTCGACGTCAAGAGCGTCGCCGCGATCCTCGGGCACGCCAACGAGATGGTCACGCTCCGCGTCTACGCCGACTCCCTGCCCGAGGCCAAGCGCGCGGGCATCGACAAGATGGAGGGCATGCTGTGCGCACGCAAGGAGGAGAAGCCAGGGCCCGGAAGCGAGCCGGTGGCCCGGCGACGTGCGAGGCCGGCACCATCCGAGACTCCCAGGGAGAGGCCTCGCTTCGTCGCCGTGTAGGCGACGACGGCCCACGGGAAGCCCGGCCAGAGCCAATGGCACGATTCTGTCCAGGCGCTGCGTGATAATGTCTTTCATGGACGTACCGACTCTGGAAGGCACGTGACGGGAGGGCCAATGATCGTCAAACTGCGCAGGAACGGACCGGAGATCAACGTCTACTGCGACGAGAGCTGCCACCTCGAGCACGACGAGTCGAACGCGATGTCCCTCGGGGCGATCTGGTGCCCCAGGGAAAAGGTGCCCGAGGCCAACCAGAGGATCAGGGAGATCAAGGCGAGGCACGGAGTCAGGGCCGACTGCGAGGAGAAGTGGGGGAAGGTCTCCCCCTCGAAGATTGACCTATTCCTCGACCTTGTAGACTACTTCCTCGACGATGACGACCTGCACTTCCGCTGCCTTCTGGCACCGGACAAGCTCTCGCTCGACCATGCCGCCCATAACCAGACCCATGACGACTGGTACTACCGCATGTACTTCCACATGCTGAGCCAGGTGTTCGACCAAGACCACGCGTTCAACGTCTATGTCGACATCAAGGACACGCATTCCGCCGAGAAGATGGAGAGGCTGAACGAGGTCTGCTGCAACAGCATCTACGACTTCGACCACCGGGTCATCAGGAAGATACAGCCCATCCGCTCGGACGAGGTCCAGCTCATGCAGCTCGTCGACATCCTATCGGGTGCCGTGGCATTCCACAACAGGGACTTCCCCGCCAACGGCGGCACGAGCATTGCCAAGAAGGCCGTAGTGTCCAGGATCCAGGAGAGGACAGGGTACTCCCTCGAAAGATCGACAATACTCCGTGAGGAGAAGTTCAACGTCTTCGTCTGGAGGGGCCGTGACTAGAGGAGACGAATGCTGGGTTCCCGACCTTTTCGAGAAGGGACGGTCCGAGGGGTGGGGCGAGTACCACAACCGCCTCTACGCATCGTTCTGCCACGACTTCCTCTCGAGCCACCCCCTCTTCAAGGGGATGCCGGTGCTCGTCAGGAAGTATCCCATCACCGATGGCATCCAGGAGGGGTTCTGGCACATCACGTGCAGGGACTACAACCACGACGGCAACAGAACGCCAGAACCAAGCAGATGCGAGAGAATAAAGTGGCCCCGCGCTTTCATCGAGAACCACGGGCGATGCCCTGGGCATGACGCCGACGACTGCGGTGGCGTCCTCCTCTGGAGCTTCAAGCACCGCAACAAAAGCGGCCACAAGGTGACAAGGTGGAAGATGCTGCTGCCCGAAGAGAGGTACTTCGTCGTCCTCGAGCAGAGAAAGGACCGGTTCTTCCTGATCACCGCCTACCCGCTGGAAAACGATGGCAAGCTGAGCTCGCAGCTAAAAGACTACGAGGCACACAAGCAGCCCTAAATGCCGCGAGCGCCTCCGGAGAGACGCCCGCTGAAGGCTCCTTCCACACATGGTGGATGAGCTATGTACTTTATACCACCATATCGTGAAAACCATATGATCGGCAGGCGCGAGAGGCTATGGATGTGTGCCGAGCGTTCCCGCCCGCCCGCTTCTGCCGCGCATCAGTACGTGCTCACCTTGCTGTCACGCCGCCGATGGACGCGGACTCCTCGTACCATCTCTCGACGCTGCCCCGATACTCCTGACCTATCTGCGAGACGGCGTCGGAAAGCGGCACCCCCGAGGACTGGAGGGAATACGCCGCCATCCGCCTCCTCTCCTTGGCCTCGCTGACGCAGGAGCGGGAGCAGTAGAGCCTTCGCGAGCTCTCCGTCTTGTCCACAGGCCCGCCGCAATTGGGGCAGATGCCCACCCGACGGCTAACAATCATCTGTCGCACGTATTCCAGCACCTGGTAGTCAAGCTCCCCCGCCCGCTGCGGGAACGGGTCTGCAGAGCTCATCCCATCCCCCATGACGTAGACGATCCCCTCCGGCGTGGTGTCAGGGTCGTAGGTGCGCCTGATCCCATGGGTAAGGCCGAAGAAGCTCTCCGCGAACATCCCGCAGAGGTCGCGTTGCACCATCAGCGCATCGTCGGGGCCGGCCTCCCCCGAGCACCTGATGACCGCCGAGCCGCTCGGCAGGGGGCCGCCATTCTCGTCCACGAACATGCCGTCTTTCGCATCCTCGATGTCGGCACCTCCGATGACGAGCTCGCCGTCGAGATGCTTCAGGTACGCGTTGTCGCCAACTTCCTTTATCCCAAGCGATGACGGGGGCAGCACGTACTCCCAGGAGCCGAAGTGCTCGAGCATGTACTCGTCGCCCCCGAGGGGACCGACCTCGAAGAAGTCGACGTCCATGCCTGGGAAGGCGTCTGGAACATCGGCAACGCCGCCGATGCGCCTCCTCGACATGGACCCTGTCCCCAGGCCGCGCTCCCCGTTGGCAATCGCCGCGCAGAGGAGGGCGGCACGAAGGGCCTCTCCGAACTGAACGACCCGGTCGAGCCTGATGCTGTAGAGGAGGTGACCCTCAGAGGAGTCCTCGTCCTCGATGCCGCATCCGTCTACAAGGTACTTAACGCCCCCGGTGAAAAGGCTGGGCGTGGGCGTCCCGAGCAGGTCTCTCGAGCCATCCATATAGGTGTACTCGTCCAGCTTCCAGAACGAGAGGTCGCAGTTCATCCCGCAGGTCGCGAAGGCCTTGAGGAACTCACGCATCCCGCGCCAGCTGCCGGCTGCCAACAGGGCGCGAAGGAGCCTCGGCGGGTCAGGCTTGGGGACCGTGCCCGCTGGCCTCTCGAACACGGCGATCCTCTCGTTTATCGCGACAAGTCTCATTTTACCGTCTCCCACAATAATCGCTGTTTTACCGTCATGTAATTCTTACGGTAAATATGATGCCATACTGTCCGCAGTCAGCGCAAGCGCTATCAGAAAATTGGGAAAGGGACGGAAGCATGCTGAGAATGAAGACGGAACGCATCCGCCAGGGGCGGACGCAAAAGGACCTCTCCGAGGCGACGAACATACCGCAGCCGAACTTGTGCGCCATAGAGCGAGGGAGGGTGGCCCCCTTCCCCGCCCAAGCAAAGTCCATTGCCGCAGAGCTCGGATGGGAGAAGGCACCGCGGTGCCTCTTCCTCGAGGACGAGGGGAGGTAGTGATGCAAACGGAAGGCGAAGCCAGCCCGACGGCCACCTCCTCCGCAGACTCGACCCAGGAGTCGGGGGATGGCATGCGGACGAAGCAGAACCGCATGAGCATGGATGAGATCAACCGACTGCCGCCGGTCATCACGACGCATGAGGTCGGCGGCATCCTCGGACGCTGCGACCAGCACATCGAGCGGATGGCCAAGGCGAGCCGCATCCCCGCGCACAAGGTCGGTCGCACCTGGCTCTACAACAAGTCCGAGATCCTCGCCCTCGTGGGCCTGGAGTAGGCTCCCATGAAGGAGGTCGACTTCTCTGGCATCGAGGACGGCACGGCGGCGGCCGACCCGAAGGCAGTGGCCGACGACGCCCTGCTATCCATCGACTGCGCGGCCACCAGCTATGACGCCTGGAAGAACATCTGCATCTCCTACAAGTCCGCCGGAGGCGACCTCGACACCTTCCTTCGGTGGTGCGGGAGCGACCCCAGCCGCTATTCCGAGAAGGAGGCCGCGAGGCTCTTCGAGAGCGTGAGCGCGGACGGGAAGACCGGGCCGGGGACGCTGTTCTTCTATGCGAGGCAGGCGGGGTGGCACTCCCCGGCCGTCAGGGGCAGTCTCCCCGCCACGCCCACGGATCAGGGCGCCGCCCCGCTGGACCTCCCTCCCGTCGAGCAGATGGTCACGCAGATCGAGGCGCTCTTCGACCCGGGCGACCAGGTGAACGTTGCGGTCAAGGCCAGGTTCGACGAGAAGAGGGGCAAGTGGCAGCCGGCAGACGGCGGCACGTGCTACGAGAGAGACGAGCTCGTGTCCCTGCTCAGGCGGCCGGGATTCGGGGGCGTGTTCGAGGGCTACGTCAGCGAGGCGGGCGCATGGGTCTGCCAGAACGCTACGGACGGCACCGGGCGCGGCAAGGGCAGGATCAGGCGCTGGCGGACGGCCCTCGTCGAGAGCGACGACATGCCCGTCGACGAGCAGATCAGGATCATGAGGGAGCTCGACCTCCCGATAGCCACGATGACGACGAGCGGCTCGAAGTCCGTCCATGCGCTCGTGCGGGTGGACGCGGAGGGGCCGCAGCACTACGCGGAGAGGGTCGCCAGGCTGCACGACGCCTGCAACGCGGCCGGTCTCAAGGTCGACCAGGCGAACAAGGACAGTGGGAGGCTGACGAGGCTGGCCGGGGTCAGGCGAGGCGGGCAGGTCCAGACGCTGCTCTACACCGACATCGGGGCGAGGGACTTCGCGACCTGGGAGGCCGCGCGCAGGCCGATCACCCCCGAGCAGGGCGACGACGCCCGCAGTTCCGGCGAGACGGGCGGGTGGACGTTCGACCAGCTGTTCAAGCCCCTGCCGAGGGAGCGGGAGGAGCTGCCGCCTGTGCTGATCGAGAACACTTTCCGCAAGGCCGCCGTGATGCTCATAGGCGCCGCCCCGAAGGTCGGCAAGTCCTTCCTCGGCTGCAGGATGGTCGTAGCCTTCGCCACGGGCACGGGGCTCCTCGACTTCGAGTTCGCGCAGTGCGAGCGGATACTCGTCGTCAACAGCGAGATGGGGAAAGCCGAGTACACGAACAGGCTTATCGACGCGTGCATGGGCCAGGCCGTCGTCGAAGAGGTCAGCAAGCGCGTGTGGGTCGCCAACACCGACGCCTACCCGGAGCTCGACGTCATCCAGATCGCGGACCTCGTCTGCTCGAGCGGCTTCAGGCCCGACGTCGTCCTCATCGACCCAATCTACCCGCTCGTCTTCGGCGACGAGAACAAGAACGACGACTCGAGGAAGACGCTCGGCGCGCTGAAGAGGATCGCCTCGAGCACGGGCGCGGGGGTCATCTACATGCACCACTTCAGCAAGGGGCCCCAGGACATGAAGGAGGCCCGCGACCGGGTCAGTGGCTCGGGGGTCCTCGGCAGGAGCTACGCGGCCATGTGGGCGATGACCGAGCTCGAGCCGGACGAGGACGTCATGAGGTCGTTCGGAGACGGGGCGGTGGCTATCCGGTTCTCCACGGACATGCGCAGCTTCGAGCGCAGCAAGCGGAACCGCAACCTCGACTTCAACGCCGTCCGAATCGGGGGCAACTTCCTCCGGGACGAGAACGGCACGCTCGACAAGGCGCCGACGAAGGAGTCGGCACGCCGCGCGAAGAACAGCAGCCAGGCGGCAGCCAAGGAGAGGAAGGTCGAGTTCGCGCGTAGGAAGATCAAGGAGCTGCTCGATAAGAACAACGGAGAGCCCGTACCTTTCGAATCTGCCGTCCCAGCTACTAAGGTCTCCTCCAACACGCTCACGAACTACCTCTGCGAGATGCAGGACTACAAGCTCGTGAAGCTCAAGGTCCACGGCAAGGGGCAGAAGCGCAACCACATCGCCTGGATGACGTGGCAGGAGCCCTTCGACTTCGAGGAGGGGGACGACCATGATCAGGGGGAAGAGTAGGAATGCTCCCCAAGAAAGCTCCCAAGCTCTCCAAGTTCGCCAATTGGTGACCTTTTCGGGAGCGAAAGCTAGGCAACCAACCCCTATAAGAAGGTTCTTGTGGACCTTCTTCTACGGGTGGGTTCCCGCGCCTGGCTTTCACGAGAGTTGGATGCCTTTCGCGACGGCGAGCAACGGGGGTCGGCAATGACAGGCAGCTATCTTACGACCAGTAGTTCGCTCTCCTCGCAAGGCTGGGCGCGGGACTGGCTCCAGGAGGTCAACGAGGCGCGCATCGCGGTCGACCGCGAGGAGGCCATCAGCAGGGCGATGGAGGACAGGGCATTCCGCATCTCTCGCCCATCGACGACGGGACGGGGGAATCACGGGAACTCAGACGGGACCGACGTGATCGACGCCAAGGTCGACCGGGACAGCTCGGACCCCGTGGCATGGGCTCGCGTCGTGCTGGCCCGCTTTGACGCCACGTACTCATCCATGAGACCGGGGCTCAGGGGGACAATCGCCGGAGGGCTCGACGCCTGTCGCCTTCGCTACAGGCTCGGCATGTCAGAGAAGCAGGCCATCTCGGCGCTGGGGATATCAAAGACGACCATCCACGCCTGGGTCGATAGCCTGCTGGACTACTTCGACTACCTAGGTCCGAGCACAATCTCGAATGACTCGCGCGGCGATTCGAACGAATATGTGTCCGCCCCTTAGGCCATGATTGCCACAAGGCCAACAGAAAGGGGAAGACATGCGCAAAGTAATAGCATTCGCATCTGCGATCACCCTCGCGCTCTGCCTCGCGGCATGCGGGTCCGCCGGGACGACTGGCACGAGCAGCTCCTCGACGACGGTGGCCGCGTCCACCATGCAGGACAACTCCCACAAGGCGGGGAGCTATCGCATCGGGAAGGACGTCCCTGCCGGGCTCTACCGGTTCCAAGGGGGCGGAGACGGCTCGGAGTTGGCCTCGATCAAGGTCTATCCCGACGCGCAGCACACGCAGGAGTCGGACGTGACCGACACTGAGGTCTTCTCAGACGTGTACTGGATGAGCGTCACGGACGGCGAGGTGATACAGACGTCCTCGTGCTCTTTCCTGGCGGAGGCGGACGTCCAGGGAGAGCACCTCACCTCCCTTCCCACGACTTACTCGACGATGCTGAGGGTTGGCGTGGACATTCAGCCCGGGGACTACGAGCTGACCGCAGGTCTGCCCGACAGCATGCACATGACCTCGGGCACGATAATCGGGTTCGTATTCCTCTACGACGCTCCGGGGAACCAGAACACCGCGAAGAGCTCGAACTCGTTCGAGAACAACGCCTACGTCACCCTGGTCGACGGACAGTACGTCGAACTTCACGAGTGCAAGGCCGACCCAGCGGCCAGCTAGACCGATGCGAACCGATGCGAACCAACCCGGACGCAGGTGAACGGAGATTCGCCGTCATCCAATGCTATAAGTAAGGTAGCCAAGCTGGCACGGGCCAAGGAGGCTTCCTAAATGAGAGACTTCGCGCGGGCCTTCTACCTCTCGAGAGAGTGGTCGGAGGCCCGTTCCCTCGCCCTGGCAAGGTCGCACGGGCTGTGCGAGAGGTGCCTCGCGAGGGGGATCGTCAGGCCGGCACGGGTGGTACACCACGTCGTCCCGCTCTCGCCCGCAAATATCCACGACTCGTCGGTGACGCTCTCGCTCGACAACCTCATGTGCGTCTGCATGGACTGCCACGCCCTGCTCCACAGCAAGCCGTCGTCGCCGACGAGGGCGGGGCTCGCGTTCGACGCGGACGGGAACCTCGTGTGCGACGGGACCCAGCGCAGGTGATGCCCCCCATACGCGGACGGGACGCCCACGTCCCGCATACCAAACGGGCAGCCTCAATTTAAACGCGGCGAAACGCGGGGGGTGGGGTGGTATCCCTCCGAGCCGGCCGCTATAATCCCGAACCCTTTGGAGTGATGGCCCATGACGACCAGCACGCAGGCGAGCGAGCCTTCGCTCGAGGTGAGCTACGTCGACACCGACTCCCTCGTGCCGTACGCGAGGAACAGCAAGCTCCACCCGGATGCCCAGGTCTCGCAGATCGCCGCCAGCATCGAGCGGTTCGGGTTCGACGACCCGGTGGGCGTGTGGACCAGGCCGGACGGGCGCCTCGAGATCGTCGAGGGCCATGGGCGCGTGCTCGCCGCCAAGGAGCTCGGGATCGGGAAGGTGCCGGTCGTCAGGCTCGACCACCTGGACGACGACGCGCGCCGAGCCTACTCCCACGTCCACAACCAGACCACGCTCACGAGCGGCATGGACCCGGACCTCCTCGCCCAGGAGATGGCGGACATCCCCGACTTCGCGTGGGAGGACTTCGGCTTCACGATGCCGGACATCGCCGAGGAGACGCCCGTCTCCGAGATGGTCGAGCAGGACGAGGTGCCCGAGGGCGCGGAGAGCCACGTCTCGCCGGGGCAGCTGTGGAGGCTCGGCGAGCACATGCTGCTCTGCGGGGACTCCACCAACCCGGCCGACGTCGACAGGCTCATGGGAGGAGAGCGCGCGAGGCTGCTGTTCACCTCCCCTCCCTACTCGGACATGAGGACCTACGGCGGCGACAAGGACGTGAGCGTCCGCCACCTCTCGGAGTTCGTCGGGGCGTTCGCAGCCCACGCCGACTACCTGGCGGTGAACCTCGGGCTCAAGTACAGGGACCACGAGGTCGTCCCCTACTGGGACGAGTACATAGCGGCGGCGCACGGCGCCGGGCTCAAGCTTGTGTCGTGGAACGTCTGGGACAAGGGGATGGCCGGGTCCATCGGCAACCAGGACCACATGTTCCCGCTCGCCCACGAGTGGATCTTCGTCTTCGGGGAGCGGGAGGACAAAGGGACCAACAGGGTGATCCCCAAGAAGCAGCACCGCACCGGGAGCAGGGACATCCGCACCCGGAACGCCGACGGATCGTTCAGGGTCCAGGAGAGGCACTACTCCGACTCCCCGCTCAAGCCGCTCGAGAGCGTGGCCCACGTCACGCCCGAGACGGGAAACATCCGCTCCTCGCACCCGGCCGTCTTCCCGGTCGAGCTGCCCTCGCTCTACGTGGCCGGCGTCACGGGCGAGGGAGACGTCGTGGCCGAGCCCTTCTCGGGGAGCGGGACCACCATCGTCGCCTGCGAGCAGCTCGGGCGCAGGTGCCGCGCGATGGAGCTCGACCCGGCGTACTGCGACATCGCCATAGCCCGGTGGGAGCGGCTCACCGGCCGAGGCGCGGAGCTCGTGGAGAGGGAAGGCGGCGACGCCACGTGATCGACACCAAGGCGGCCGCCGACCGGGAGGCCAAGCGGATACTCTCCCTCCTCGACGACATGGACGAGCGGCACCGCGAGGCCGTCACGCCCCTCGTGACGAACGCCGCGTGGATGAAGGTCAAACTCGACCAGACCCGGCTCATCCTCATGAACGCGGCCGTGGTCATGAACTACGACAACGGCGGCGGCCAGACCGGCGTCAGGAAGAACCCCGCGTTCGACGCCTACAACTCCCTCATCTCGCAGTACGCCAAGTGCATAAGGCAGCTCTGCGACATGATGCCCGAAGGCGGGGGCAGAGACGAGCTGGCCGAATGGGCGAAGGGACGCTAGGGCACCTGGGCTGGCTCGAGGACGTCGACCAGGGCCGCGTGGTCGCGTGCAGGAAGATACGCCTGGTCGCCAGGAGGATGCTCGGTGACCTCGAGCACCCGGGCAGGTGGCATTACGACGCCGAGTCCGCCGCGAACCACGTCGACTTCATCGAGTCCTTCTGCTGCCACCCGTCGGGGGACCTCGAGCCGCTCGTGCTCGAGCCGTTCCAGCGCGCCATCATCGCGTGCGTCTTCGGCTTCGTGGACGACGACGGCAGGAGGCGCTACCAGGAGGTCCTCGTCGTCATGGCGAGGAAGAACGGGAAGAGCACGCTGGCGTCGGCAATCGAGCTCGACATGCTCCTCAACCCCACCGAGGGCGAGTGGGCCCCCAGCATCTACAACGTGGCCACGGCGAAGGACCAGGCCAACCTGTGCTTCGACTCGTGCCTCACCATGCTCTCCAGCTCGCCCGTGCTCCGCAGGCACGCGAGGAAGCGGGCATGGGACATCTTCTGCCCGGCGAACCGCGGGACCATCAAGGCCCTGGCTGCGAACACCAACTCCCTCGACGGCCTGAACGTCCAGCTCGCCGTCATCGACGAGCTCTCCGCTATCAAGAACAGGGACCTCTACGACCTCGTGTCCCAGGGCACGTCGTCGCGCACGCAGCCGCTGCTGCTCGAGATCACGACGAACGGATTCGTCAGGCACGGGATATTCGACAGCCAGTACCAGTACGCGAGCGACTGGCTCGAGGGAAGGCTCAAGGGCGAGAAGGCGGACAGGTTCCTGCCGTTCGTCTTCGAGCTCGACGAGCGCGGCGAGTGGGAGGACGAGGGCGCGTGGCCGAAGGCGAACCCCGGCCTCGGGACGATAAAGCGCGTCGACGCACTCCGGGCGAACGTGAGCAAGGCGAGGGACGACCCGAGCTACCTGCCGACCGTGCTCGTGAAGGACTTCGACCTCGTCGAGAACTCCTCGACGGCGTGGCTGGCATACGACGAGCTCCACAACGACGAGACGTTCGACCTCGACGCGATGGGCTTCCGGTACGCCGTGGTCGGGTTCGACGCGTCGGACTCGGTGGACCTCACGGCGGCATGCGCGCTCATGATGCGCCCCGGCGACCCCAAGGTCTACGAGCTTCACATGGCGTGGATCCCGCAGTCCGTCATCGACGAGCAGGCGGCGAGCGGCGACAGGCACGGCAGGGACTTCGTCCCATACGACGCGTGGATCTCTCGCGGGCTCATGCGGGTCGTCCCCGGAAACATCATCGACAAGAGGTGCCTCCTCGACTGGCTCTCGGAGCTCAGGGACGAGCACGACGTCTACAGCTTCGCGCTCGGCTACGACCCGTGGCACGTCGACGTGCCGACGCTCAAGGAGTTCCAGGCGTTCTTCGGGGAGCGCAACTGCCACGCGATACGGCAGGGCGCGAAGACGCTCTCCCAGCCGATGAAGGAGCTCAGGGAGCGCTACCGGTCGAACGAGATGGTCGACGGCGCCAACCCGATAGCCGAGTGGTGCAGGTCGAACGTCATGGTGAGGTCCGACGTGAACGGCAACATCCAGCCGGACAAGAAGGACCTCGACAGCAGGAACCGCATCGACGCGTTCGCCGCCGAGCTGGACGCCTACGTCACGCTCCTCGACGTCGCCGACGAGTACCAGCAGATCATCTGAGGGGGTGCGATGGGCGTCTTCGAGAGCCTGTTCCACAGGCAGGAGCGGCGCGACGTGTCGGGGTACTTCGCCTCCCTCACGGAATACACGCCGAGGTTCACGACGTGGAGGGGCGGGGTCTACGAGATGGCCCTCACCCAGAGCTGCATCGAGGCGGGCGCCGTGGAGGCGAGCAAGCTCAGGCCGGAGGTCGCCGGGACCGCGCAGCGGCAGGCCACGAGGACGCTGGCGCACAGGCCCAACCCGTTCCAGACGACCCCGCAGTTCCTGGCCAGGTGCTTCACCATCCTACAGTGCGTGGACACCTGCCTGATCCTTCCGGTCCTCGCAGACGACCTCGCCACGCAGGTGGGCTACTTCCCGGCGGTCTGCCGGTCCTGCGACTGCTACGACGTGGGAGGCACGCTCTGGCTCGACGTCGAGTTCTCAGGCGGGAGCAGGCTGCTGATAGAGGCCTCGCGGGTCGGCATCCTGACGCGCCACCAGTTCAGGAGCGACATCTTCGGAGACCAGAACGGCTCCTTCGACACGACGATGGACCTCATGCACGCGCAGGACGAGGCCCAGATATCTGCCATCCAGAACAGCGCGACCATCCGCTTCATCGGCAAGCTCGCGGCCCAGGTGCGCGACGACGACATCGAGAAGGAGCGGTCACGCTTCGTCGCCCGCAACCTCAAGGCGTCGAACGGCGGCGGGCTGATGATCTACGACCAGAAGTTCACCGACGTCAAGCAGGTCGCGAGCAAGCCATACGTCATCGACTCGGAGCAGCTCGCCCAGATCGAGAGCAACTGCTTCCGCTACTTCGGCGTGAACGACAAGATACTCACCAACTCGTGGGACGAGCAGAGCTGGAACGCCTACTACGAGGGCAAGATCGAGCCGTTCGCCATACAGCTCGGCGAGGCCCTGACGTCCATGACGTTCACGGACTACGAGCGCAGCTGCGGCAACGAGATAACCCTCTCGGCGAACAGGCTCCAGTACGCGTCGAACGCCACGAAGCTGCAGGTCACGACCGAGCTCGGGGACAGGGGCTGGCTCACGGGCGACCAGGCGATGGACATCTGGCAGCTCCCGCACTTCGACGGCGGGGACCAGCGCCACATCCGCGGGGAGTACATCGACGCCGCGCTCGTCAGCGAGCACACGCTCGGCGGAGCCTCCGCGGCGCCAGCGACAGGCACGGACCAGACGGGGGTGGGCAGCGATGCCGCAGACCAAGCGAAAGCCTAGCAAGTTCGAGACCTCGAGGGGGACGCAGTTCCGCTACGCGGCGGCGCCACTCGCGCAGGTGCTCGAGATGCGCAGGATCGAGTCCGACCGCTACGTCGAGGGATACGCATCCACCTTCGACGTCCCGTACACGCTCTTCGTCGACGAGGACGGGGACGAGTACCGGGAGGTCATCGAGTCGGGCGCCTTCGCCCACGCGGACATGTCCGACGTGATCATGCAGTTCGACCACAGGGGGATGGTGCTCGCCAGGCAGAGGAACAAGACGCTCGTCATCGAGCCCGACAGCCACGGGCTATTCGTCGCCGCGGACCTGTCCGGGAACGAGCAGGCCAGGCAGCTCTACGAGAGCATCCAGAACGGGCTCGTCGACAGGATGAGCTGGGCGTTCACCGTCAGCGACTACGAGTACGACCGGTCGACGAGGACGAACGTCATCAGGGGCGTCTCGAAGGTCTTCGACGTCAGCGCGGTGTCCCTGCCTGCCGACGAGGACACGGAGATAAGCGCGAGGGGCCTGGTCCACGGAGCGATGGACCTCGCACGCCAGGAGCTGGCGGAGCGCGAGAGGGTGCGGACGCTCGCCCGCATCCAGATCAGAAGGTACATCCAACCGTAAGAAGAAGGGAACCACCATGGGAACCAAGGAAATGGAGGAGGAGCTCCGCTCCATCGCCGAGAAGCTCGAGAACCCGGAGGACGGCATGGACGTCGAGTCCCTCTCCAAGCGCGCGGACGAGCTCATGTCCGGCATCGAGGAGCGCAAGGCCGCCGACAAGGAGAGCGCGGAGAGGCGCAGCGCGGTCCTGAGCTCCATCCGCACCCGCATCGAGAGCGGGGGCAATGCCAAGGTCGGCGGCATCAGCTTCGTCGCCGACAAGGCCGAGAGGACCTACGACGCGTCGTCGCCCGAGTACCGCAGCGCATGGGTGAAGACGATGGCGAAGCGCGGCGGCATCCGCATCGCCGACGGCGACCTCACCGAGGCCGAGCAGCGCGCCTACACCATGCTCACCACCAACTCGACGGACGTGGTACCGACCGCCGTGAGCTCCGCCATCCGCTCGCTGGTCGAGAAGCAGACCGCCATCTACGCCGACCTCACCCTCAACAGCTTCGCCACCATCTACGAGGTGCCCGTCCTCAAGGCGATCACCGCCGGCGACGCGAGGGCGACCGCCGAGGGCGTGGCCAACGACGACGAGGAAGACGACTTCGACCACGTCACCATCACCGGGGTCGAGTTCAAGAAGCACGCCCACATCTCCCGCAAGATGCAGGTGCAGAGCGTCCAGGGCTTCGAGAACTGGCTCACCCAGCACGTCGCGCGCCGCATCGTCCTCGCGATGGACGCCTACGTCTACACGAAGCTCGAGGACGCCACGACCGGCATCCAGGCGGCCAACAAGTTCGCCGTCACCGGGGTCCCCACCGACGCCGACGTCTGCGCCGCGCTCGCCGCGACCAAGGGCACGGGGGTCAAGGTCTACTCCAACCGCAAGACGGTCTTCACCTACCTCGCGCAGGTCAAGGACGCCGACGGCAACCCCATCTACACGGCGACGGCCATGACCGACCCGACCATCACCGGGGCGCTGCGCGGCAGCGGGATCCGTGTCGACGACGCCCTCGCCGACGGCAAGGTCTTCTTCGGCGACACCTCCAACATCGAGGCGAACCTCTTCGAGGACGTGAACATCGAGGCGGACGTGGACGTCACCAGCCGCGTCACGACCTACGGCGGCTACGCGCTGTTCGACTGCGTGCTCGCCGACCCCGCGTCCTGGTCCGAGATGACCATCACGCCGAAGGCATAGGGGGCCGCGGATGAAGGTCAGGGCCATCAGGGACTTCGTCGACGCCAGGACGTCAGACGAGCGCAAGGCGGGTGACGTCTTCGACGCCACGCAGGCACGCCTCGACGAGATCAACTCGACCGTCTGGGGCATGCTCGCCACCGAGATCGATGCGGACGACGAGCCATCGAAGGCGCCTCGAACCCGCAAGACCACCAAGAAGGCAGCTCCCGAGGAGTAGCGGGGAGGGACGATGGCAGACAACGATCTCACGAAGGCGTGCAGGCTCGCGCTCAGGCTCGAGTCCACGTCGACCGACGACCAGATCCAGGACCTCATAGACGCCGCGAGGATCGACCTCAACCTGGCGGGGGCCACGGCGGAGTCGGTCGCAGGCCCTGACAAGCTGGTCCGTCAGGCCATCGTGTCGTACGTCATGGCCCACTGGGGCCTCGACGACGCCGACGCCGCCAGGGCGGAGGCGTGCTACGACAGGCTCAACCTCAAGCTCGCCCTCTCGACCGAGTACGGGGAGGGGTCGCCGTCATGAGGTGGTCCGACAGGGTCACGCTCGTCCCGCAGACCCAGGAGAGGGATCCCAGGGGGGTGCTGTCCCAGGTGGACGGCACTCCCCGCGAGGTCTTCTGCAACCCGCGGACCGCATCGTCCGCCGACCAGTTCGCCGCCGAGCAGGCGGGCCTCAGGGTCTCGTGCATCCTCGAGCTCCATGCCGAGGACTACGGCGACGAGAGGGTCGTCGAGTGGCACGGCGACAGGCTCCCGGTCACGCTCGTGGCGATGTCCGGCCGATCCGTCAGGATCACCTGCGCCAGGAAGGCGGGCGTCTGATGCCCGGCGGGAAGGCCGAGGTCACCGCCGACCTCACGAGGATCACCGAGATCATGGAGGACTACCGCGACGTCATCGTCGACGACATGAGGCGAGAGGCCGAGCAGGTGGCCAGGGAGGCCGCCGACAGGCTCAGGGCCGACTCCCCATACGACGCGTCCGACAAGGGGAGGCACTACAGGGACCTCTGGACGTCCAAGCTCGCCGAGCAGAGCGACGAGGCCGTCAAGTACCACGTCTACAACTCGAAGAAGTGGCAGATCTCGCACCTGCTCGAGTTCGGCCACCTGACCAGGGACGGGACGTCGAGGACGCCTGCCAGCCCGCACACCAAGCCGGTCTACGACTGGGCGCAGGACGAGTACGAGAGGCGGGTGGAGGCCAAGCTATGACCTACGACAGCGTCCCGGAGGCCCTCTCGGCCACCGGCTTCGGAGTCGCGTACCTGCAGTACGACGTGGGAGAGGACCCGAAGAGGCCGTACCTCGTCTACTACTACCCGTCCAGGGACGACGTGCGGGCGGACGACTCCTGCTACGAGCGCGTGGAGGCCCTGAACGTCGAGCTCTACACCGAGCGGAAGGACTTCGACGCCGAGGCCAGGGTCGAGAGGGCCCTCGCCTCGCTCGGCCTCGTGTTCTCCGCGACCGAGAGCTGGCTCGACACCGAATCAATGTACGAGAAGCTATACGAAACGGAGGTCATCATCGATGACGACTGAGAACAAGATCAAGTATGGGCTCAAGAACGTCCACTACGCCGTCCTCACCGACACGGTGGACGCGGCCACCGGGGCGCACGCCTACACCTACGGCACGCCCGTCGCGTGGCCGGGCGCCGTGGACCTCTCGCTCGACCCCCAGGGGGACCTCTACAAGTTCTTCGCGGACAACATCGCCTACTACAAGCGGAGCAACAACACGGGATACGAGGGGGACCTCGAGAGCGCACGGGTGCCGGACTCCTTCAAGACCGACGTGCTCGGCGAGACGCTCGACGCCAAGAAGGTCGCCTTCGAGGGCGCCGCGGTCGAGGGAAAGCGCTTCGCGTTCCTGTTCGAGTTCGCGGGCGACGTCAACGCGACCCGCTTCGCGCTCTACGACTGCGTGGCGACCCGCCCGTCGCTCGCCAGCAAGACCGTGGAGGACAAGATGGAGGCCCAGACCGACAAGGTCACCATCTCCGCGTCACCCCTCGCCGACGAGGCCGAGACCGTCCTCGGGCACACGGTCGCCGAGACCGACCCGGAGGTCTACTCGTCCTGGTACACGGCGGTCCACCAGGCCGCGGCGACGGCATAGGGGGCATGACGTGGCGAAGAAGACGGTAGAGATCGACGGGCACGCGGTCGTGCTCAGGGCGTCGGCGGACACGCCGCGGATATACAGGGCCATGTTCGGGAGGGACGTCTTCTCGGACATGGCCCGCCTCGCGGCGGCGGTCAAGGGGGCGGACCCCGACCACAGCGAGCTCGCCATCGACGACCTCTCGATGTTCGAGCAGGTCACCTACGTGATGGCGCTGCAGGGAGCCAGATGCGAGGGGGCAGAGCCGGTGCCCGACTCCATCGACGAGTGGCTCGACCAGTTCGAGTTCATGAGCATCTACGAGACGCTCCCGGCGCTGCAGGAGCTCTGGAACATGACCAGCGCGACCACCAGCTCGCCAAAAAAAGGACAAGGCCGATAGACCGAGAGTTCACGACCGGCATCTACCTGCTCAGATGCCTGCAACTCGGCGTGTCTATCTCCGACCTCGACGGCCTCGAGCTGGGGATGGTCGTCGACATGCAGGTCGAGGCCGAGAACGACCAGTGCAAGTACGCCCAGCTCGCCACGCAGGAGGACTTCGACAGCTTCGGGTCCGCTTGACAACAGAATGAGAGGCCCCGATGGCCACGAAGGTGCGCGGCATCACCATCTCCATCGGCGGAGACTCCTCGGGGCTCACGAAGGCCCTGAAGGACGTCGACAAGGCATGCAGGGACACCCAGTCGCAGCTCAAGGACGTTAACCGGCTCCTCAAGCTCGACCCGGGAAACACCGAGCTCATCGCCCAGAAGCAGAGGCTGCTCGGCGGCGCCGTGTCAGAGACCAAGGCCAAGCTCGACACGCTCAAGACGGCGGCCGGCGAGGCCAAGGCCGCGATGGAGAACGGCGACGCGGGAGCCCAGAAGCAGTACGACGCGCTCCAGCGGGAGATCGTGAAGACCACCGACGACCTCAAGCAGCTCGAGACGCAGGCCAAGCAGTCGGCCTCGACGATGGGCACGCAGATGCAGGCCGCGGGGGCCAAGATGAGCTCCGTGGGAGACAAGATCAGCTCGGCGGGCTCCAAGTACAGCTCCACCGTCACCGCCGGGGTCGCCGCCGTCGGGGCCGCGAGCATGGCCGCGTTCGAGCAGGTCGACTCCGCCGAGGACGAGGCCGTGCGAAAGACCGGTGCCACGGGCGACGCCGCCAAGGCGCTCGAGCAGAGCGTCGAGGACGTGGGCGGATCGCTCGCCGCGGCGAACTCGGAGTGGTCCGACGTCGGAGACGCCGTGGGGCTCGTCTCGACCAAGTTCGGGGTGCAGGGAGACGCGCTCTCCTCGCTATCGGAGCAGTTCCTCATGTTCGCGCAGACGACCGGCACGGACGCCACCACGGCGGTCGACGAGGTCGGGCTGGCGATGGACGCCTTCGGGGTGCCCGCGTCCCAGGCGAACGACGTCCTCGGACTCATCCAGGACACCATGCAGACCACGGGAATAGACGCCGAGACCCTCATGGGCGACCTCAACACGAGCGGGGCCGCGTTCCGCGAGATGGGCTTCGGCATCGGGGACGCCACGCAGTTCATGGGGGCGCTCGAGAAGGAGGGCGTGCCCGTCGACCAGGCGCTCGCCGGACTCAAGAAGGCGGCCGCCAACTGCTCCAAGGAGGGCAAGGACATGGGGACCGAGATGCGGTCCCTCGCCGACAGGCTAAAGGACCCGGCCACTTCGGCGGACGCCTCGAAGGAGGCCATCGCCCTCTTCGGCTCCAAGAGCGGGCTCGTGCTCGCCCAGGCGATGGCGGACGGGAAGGTCTCCCTCGACGGCATGAGCGGGGACCTGTCGCAGTACGGCTCCACCGTGCAGGGCACGTTCGACCAGACGGTCGACGGAGCCGACAGGATGAAGCAGGGGTGGAAGCAGCTCCAGGAGGCCGGGGCGGAGCTCGGGGGCGCGCTGGGCGACACGCTCGCTCCGGTCATCCAGTCGGTGGCGGGGTTCCTCAAGGGGCTCGCGGACGGCTTCGCCGCCCTCCCGGCGCCCGTGCAGCAGATGATCGTCACCATCGCCCTCATCGTCGCCGCCATCGGGCCGATCCTGATGGTCGTGGGCGGCCTCATCTCCTCGATAGGAGCCATCACGACGGCCCTCGGAATAGGAGCCACCGCGGCGGCCGGCGCGACGGCTGCCACGGCGGGCATCGGGGCCGGGCTCCTCGGGGTCCTCGGCCCCATAGCGCTCGTCGTTCTCGCCATCGCCGCGATCATCCTCATCATCCAGAACTGGGGAGCCATCTGCGACTTCTTCGGGCAGCTCTGGCAGGCGTGGTCCCAGCTCGTCGTGAGCACGTGGCAGGCGGTCGAGGACTGGTTCGCCGGGGTCGGCCAGTGGTGGACGGACCGCTTCGACGAGTGGGGCACCGCCATCCAGACCGGCGTGACCCAGGTCGGGCAGTTCTTCGGGGACATGTGGGACGGCATCTCCACCACCGCGTCGAACGGGTGGAACGACTTCACCACCTGGGCCTCGAACGGCATGAGCGGCTTCAACAACGACGTCCAGAGCGGGTGGGACGCGACCGTCAGCTTCTTCTCCGGCGTGCCGGGATGGATGGACAGCACGGGGTCGGCCATCTTCTCGTCGCTCCAGAACGGCGCGTTGTCGGTCCTGGGCGGCATGGGTGGCACGGTATCATCAGCGTTCTGGGGGGCCGTCGACTTCCTGGGAAACCTGTGGGGGACGTTCCAGTCGTGGGGCTCAGACGCCATCAACGGGTTCGCCTCCGGGGTCGTTAGCGCGATGAGCGGCCTAATTAGCACCGTGTCGTCCATGGCATCACAGGTGGCAAGCTTCCTGCACTTCTCGAGGCCGGACGCGGGGCCGCTGCGCGACTACGAGAGGTGGATGCCCGACTTCATCGGCACGATGGCCTCGCAGGTGCGCTCGCTCACGCCCAAGATGGCCGACGCCATGGGAGGGATCTCGGCCTCGATGGTCGTGTCCCCGGCCGCCGCGCTCTCGGGAGCGGGCACCCATGGCTCGACGGACTACTCCGCAGCCCTGGCCTCGATCTCCTCGAAGCTCGATTCCGGGGGCTCGGACGTTGTCATGCCCGTCTACATCGGCACCACCAAGCTCGACGAGGTCGTCCTCTCCGCCCAGAGCAGGGCCAACCTCAGAAGCGGAGGCAGATGATGCCGTTGCGAAACTACGTCGCCTTCGACGGCGTCCCGTTCCCGGACCCGGTGAGCGGCACGCTCGACGTGCAGACACCGCTCCAGGACGCCGAGCAGGCCACGGAGGACGGCCACACGCAGAGGAACGTCATCAGGACCGGCAGGCACGTCATCTCGGCGGAATGGGAGCTCTCGCCCGCATGGCTCAAGAGGCTCGCCTCCGTCTGCTCCAGGGACGCGGTCGAGCTCACCTGCTTCATCCCCGACCTCGGCGCGACCGGCACGGTCTCGTGCTTCTGCTCGTCCGGGTTCTCCCCGAAGGTCGAGGAGGGCTCTGAGAGGCTCGCAGGGGTCAGCGGCATCTGGAAGGTGTCGCTTACGTTCACGGAATACTAGGGGGCCGCATGTACGGGGTGAGCAAGGCGTACCTCGCCGCAACGAGACTCCCCGCCCAGCGGCACCGGGCGACGGGGACCATCCTCACGTCCGACGGCATCGCCCATCCCTTCGGCAACTCGGACATCCTGTCGGGCTCGCTCACCCTCACGCGCCAGTGCTCAGAGGGCGACCAGGTCAAGATCGGGTCGGT